AAGCCGGGGCAGATAGAGTTCTTACGATGGACTTACATGCTGGACAGATTCAAGGTTTCTTTGATATTCCACTTGATGATTTAACAAGTAGAGTTGCTTTTGCTAAAGATATTAAAAGAAAGTTAGGAAAGAAAGCATATCAAAATACAGTATTTGTTTCACCAGATGCTGGTGGTACTGTTAGAGCAAGAAAGTTTGCTGATATGTTCCATGAAGATATTGCGATTGTTGATAAACGCAGACCAAGAGCAGGCCAAAGTGAAGTAATGAATATTATTGGTGATGTTGATGGGCAACATGCTATTCTAGTTGATGATATTGTTGACAGTGGCGGAACATTATGTAATGCCGCACAGGCAATCATAGATGCAGGTGCATTAAGTGTAAGAGCATATATTACTCATGGTGTTTTAACTGGTGAAGCCTGTCAAAAGGTAGAGAATAGTGTGTTAGAAGAATTAGTCATAACGGACAGTATTGATTTTAAATGTCCAAATGATTGTAAAAAGACACGAGCAGTGTCAGTATCAAAATTATTCGGTGAAGCAATTCGCAGAGTAAGTAATGAAGAAAGTGTGAGTAGTTTGTTTAATAACAACATAAAATTATGAACCAACCAACAATAAAAGTGGGAACAGTTATACAACATAAACATTCTCATAAAATAGCAAAGATTACAGATGTATACTATCCACCTGATAATCCTTATGTTATATCTTTGTCTTATAGTTATGTAGAGTCAGGTAATACTCGCTCAATAATAGACACAGATTTAGAGAATTTTATTGAAAAATGGGATGTTTTAGACGCAAAACCACAAAAAAATAAGCCAATTCCTGCTTAATTTAACTTAAAAATAGTCAAAAACTTGACAAATCCTCTATTTGGTGTATACTATAAGTATATTCAATAAAAGAGAGGGTTAAATATGGCTTATATATCAACAGAAGAAGTAAAAGCGGTTAGAGTTGCTCTTAAAGAGCGATTTAAAAACAAAATCAAGTTCTCCGTTCGTAGAGAACACTATTCAAGTCTTAATGTTTCTATTGTTTCTGGCGAAATAAACTTCTTTGACGGAAGTTTAGACCGTGAAGACCCATGGAACAAAGAGGCTCCAGCCCATAAGTTCGATGGTTATGAGCAAATCAATGAGTATTATCCTGAAAATTACGGTAAACATAAAGCATTATTCAGTGAAATTGTCAAAATTATGAAGACTGCACCAGCATCAATAGAGGGTGGTCGTGCTTGGTATGACAAATCAGATGCAATGATTGATTACTTTGATACTGCTTATTACACTCACCTTAACATTGGTAAGTGGAACAAACCTTATGAATTTAAGGGAGCGAAATAGTTAAAAACTTGACAGATATGATATCTGTGCTATAATATACTTAAATTAAACAAATGAGAGGGTTTAAAATGAATATAGTAAAAATAGAAAATGGGTCTTATAACAATACCGAGATAAACGGTTGTTTCCCATTAGTTAAAGGTATTACAAAATCAAAAGATGGTTCGTATTTTGTGAAAGTTAAAGTGACTGATTCCGATGAACGAGTATTTAAAGGTAAAGATGCTTGTAGAGTTAAAATCGAAAATCAAGACCAAGTTACCGAAGTCGAAGGTTCAGCAAATAAAAAACTTGTTGAAACTGACGAACAAGGAATGGATAGAATTAAAGAACGTTTTGAAATTCTAGACGAAATGACTAATGCTACATTAGATGGCATTGTTAGAGGTATGGTAGTAACAGGACCTCCAGGAGTTGGTAAAACGTTTGGTGTTGAACAAGTACTTGAAAAAGATAGTTTGTTTGATATGATGGCTGATAAGCCTCTTAGACATACTTTTGTAAAAGGTGCCATGTCGGCAATTGGTCTATATAGTACTCTTTATAAGTATTCAGATTCCAAGAGCATTGTTGTTCTGGATGACTGTGATACTATTCTTTTTAATGAAGATGCCTTGAACATTCTTAAAGCCGCACTTGATAGCGGTAAGAAAAGAAAGATTTCTTGGAACTCGGACTCTAACTTTTTAAGAAGAGAAGGCGTTCCTGGTGAGTTTGAATTCAACGGTTCAGTTATCTTTATTACAAACTTAAAGTTTGATAGTACTAGACAAACTAAAATCAAAGACCACTTAGAAGCAATTCTTTCTAGGTGTCATTATCTTGACCTTACACTTGACACTACTAGAGATAAGTTGTTAAGAATTAAACAGATTGCCAGAGAAGGTGGATTGTTTGATAGTAAAGGTCTTACTAAGATACAAGAACAAGAAATCATTGAGTTCATGTATGAAAAGAAAGACAGGTTAAGAGAGATTTCTTTAAGAATGGCTCAAAAGATTGCAGACCTTAGAAATATGTCTCCAACTAAATGGAAAGTTCTTACTGAATCAACTTGTATGAAAAGAGCAGTATAAGTTGTAATTAATTAAAAAGTTGACCCCTCGGCGGCAGTAATAGAAATGTTACTGCCGTTTTTTTATGCCATCCGCTAAGAAAACACTTGAAATCCCTATTCGGATATGTTATACTATCTTAAATGATAAAGAAAAAGTATAAATGAGTAAATGCACAATCATAATCAAGGACGAAGTAAACATTAAGTTAGAAGGCCTTGACCCATCAACTCGTAGGAAATGTAGTGATAAATTGAAGTATTTTCTACCTCATGCATATCATATGCCTGCATTTAAACTCGGTCGATGGGATGGAACGGTCCGCTTTTGTGATGTCGGTGGTAGAACTTATCTAAATTTATTAGATGATATTTTGCCTGTAATCATCGAACAAGGTTACGAAATAGTTATCGATGATAGGCGTAAAAACGAAGAAATGAGTTTTTCAGTAGTGACTGAGGACTTCTGGGAAGGAGTCACTTGGCCTGAAGGACATGCGAAAGCGGGCGAACCCATTGTTTTACGAGATTATCAAGTTGAAGTAATCAATCAGTTTATATCTGCACCACAATGTCTACAAGAGATAGCCACGGGAGCAGGTAAGACGATTATGACTGCTACGATGAGTAAAGTAGTAGAGAAATATGGTAGGTCAATTATTATAGTTCCAAATAAAGATTTAGTTCGACAAACAGAAGAAGATTATACTAATTGTGGACTAGATGTTGGAGTATATTTTGGTGATAAGAAAGACCACGGAAAGACACATACGATTTGTACATGGCAGAGTTTAAATTCTTTATTAAAGAAAACTAAGAAAGGCGAAGCAAACATCCAAGAGTTCATCGAAGGCGTATGTTGTGTTATTGTTGACGAAACACACCAAGCAAAGGCAGATGTATTGAAAGATTTATTGACAAGTGTGTTTGCTAATGTGCCTATTCGTTGGGGACTAACAGGAACTATTCCTAAGAGTGATTGGGAATCTGCTAGTTTACGTAGTTCACTTGGTGATGTTATAAACAAACTATCAGCAAAAGAGTTACAGGACCAAGGAGTGTTAGCAAATTGTCACGTTAACATCATTCAAACACAGGAAACCGCAAGTTATCCTAACTATCAGAATGAAATGACATTTTTACTTGAAGATAAAAATAGATTAAAGTATGTGGCTAACATGATTAAAGAAATATCTGTTTCAGGAAATACTCTTGTTCTTACAAACAGAATTAAAAATGGCGAAGCACTGCAAGACCTTATACCAGATTCTGAGTTTGTTCAAGGTTCTATGGCAGTTACAGATAGAAAGGATGCGTATAATGATATAAATGAAGGCACGAATACAGTTACAATTGCTACTTATGGAGTAGCCGCAGTTGGTATAAATATTCCTCGTATATTTAATTTGGTATTATTAGAACCAGGTAAATCGTTTGTTAGAGTTATTCAGTCGATTGGTCGTGGTGTTCGTATTGCAGAAGATAAAGATTTTGTACAGATATGGGATGTAACGAGTAGATGTAAGTTTTCAAAAAGACATCTTACAGAACGTAAGAAATATTACAAAGAGGCGTCATACCCATTTACAATAGAAAAAATAACATATTAATGAAAGAGACAACTAAGGAAAATTATGAAAATATTAACACCAGCCAATAAATGTTTTGAAATGAACAGTTTGCCCGAGGAAATAGAAGATATCCGATATTGCGTCATGGATGTAACAGATAAGGATGACCCAGATTTCTTCTTCATTCCTTTGGTTTTTATAGAAACATTCAGTGCGCCGAGTATGAACATTAGTATTGGACCATATAATATAGAAATGCCAATAGATTGGAATATTATGATAGGCGAATCAGAACTAGGATTATGTGAATTCATTCCTCTTACAAGTATCAATGAAAGAAAATTTGATACACTATTGACAAATCCATTAAAAGGGTTTACAATGGATTGGCAACCAGTAAAAGTTAACAATGTATTTGCAGATGTGAAATGGTTTTTCCCTAAATTGAAGTACGGGCACATTCTTGCAATTCCATTAGAATATGGAGATAGTCCGAAATGTGCATATTTTGTAAAAGATTTAAATCGCATACCAGACCAAATGACGAGTTATGATTTTTTCTGAAAGTGATAGAGGTCATAGAATCGTAATTGATTCGTATAAGAAAGCCGATGAGGCTTATCAATGGTGTTCAGATAATATTCCATTGACAGAATGGACAGTAGTACAAGATGAGAATGCTGAATCTTTTTATTTTGAAAGAGATGAGTATGCTCAACAATTTTTATTAGTGTTTGGTGGAAGGTATTACAAACATGGCAACTAAGTTACCACTAAATGATGTATTGGGTGCAATTGATAGAAAAGATTTCAATTGGTATGCTAACCTTGATGATGAGAAAAAGAAAGCATGGAGTAGTTGGTTGTTTGTGCGTTATGCAAGTTCTACAAAGAGCAAAGACCGAGATGAACTATTGCTTAATACGAATGAGTTTGTGAATAAACATTACGGAGATATTCATAAACATGATGAGTTAGTTTGGAAGTTAATGTGTTTGACTGGTACAGGCAAGAAACAGTACCATGAATGGATTAAACCACCAAACTCAAAGATAAAGAAAGATGCTATATCTCAGTTTGTGTCAGAAACATATCCTACAATGAATGGTGTTGAAGTGGAATTGTTTCTAAAGATGAATGATGTTGCAGATTTGAAACAAATGGCAACTGATATGGGTATGACTGATAAAGAAATCAGTGAAATTTTTGGTAAGAAGAAAGCAAAGAAGAAAAAATAATGTTTGAATGTCAATATTGTAATGCAAAGTTTAAGTCTGAAAGGACTCTAATGGTTCACGTCTGTGAGCCTAAAAGACGTTGGATGAATAAAGACGAAAAATATTCAAGACTGGCCTTTTATGCTTTTAATAGATTTTATGAATTAACACATGCAGTTGGAAAGCCAATCGACTTTGATATGTTTGCAAAAAGTAAGTTTTATCTAGGATTTACTAAGTTTGGAAAGCACATAATCAATATAAATGCAATAAATCCCGAAGAATTTATTGACTTTGTTATACAAAATAGTGTAAAATTAGATAAGTGGACATCAGATGCAGTATATAACACATATATACAAGAGTTAAATAGAAAAGAATCTGCCGATAGGGCAGTAGAACGAAGCATATTACTTATGCAGAAATGGGGTGAAGAATATGAAAGACCTTTTAATAAGTTTTTTAAAGAGGTCAGTAAGCCATTGGCAATTCATTATATCAAATCAGGACGTATTAGTCCTTGGGTTATTTTTAATAGTGATAATGGTGCTGAATTAATCGATAGTTTTTCTGATGAAGAATTGTTTATTATTAATGATTATTTAGAACCTGCATTTTGGACACGAAAGTTCAATGCTAGAGTAGAAGATGTACAGTTTGTAAAAATGATATTAAATAAGGCAGGAATATAATGGCAACTAAAAGAGAAACTTCAACAATAGGTAATTTAGTTATACAGAAAGACCCAGAAACAGGAGAATTGTACTTAGAATTGCCCAAAGAAACTTTGAAGAAGTTAGGATGGAGTGAAGATGATGAGTTACAGTGGATAGAAAATCCAGACGGAACTTGGAGTGTAATCAAAAAGGAGAATAAGAAATGAATCCAGATGACTTAATTAGTAATACAGATTACTCGGGTGTAACAATATCAGTGGATGATTCTTATTGGAATGATATGGCTGACCCAAGAGATGATGAAATTAAATCTATGAATGATAGATTGTCAGCAATTGAAAATCGTTTATTAATTCTTGTACCAAATAAAGAGATGTTAGAGAAGTATGAAGTGTTACAGGACATATACAAACAGTATAAGGTAGCAGAAGCATTACTTTCTGGTCCTGAATCGGAGATAGAATGAAACATACTAGACAATATACGTGGGAAGGTGTACAAGAGGCAGTCAATTCAATTGCTATGCAACTGTTTAAAGATGAATGGCGACCAGATTATATTGTAGGTATAACTCGTGGTGGATTAGTACCAGCAGTTCTGCTTTCACATGCTACTGACATTCCAATGCACACATTATGTGTTCAATTAGAATCAGATGGGTTAGATGAAAACACAGAACGAAATGCTAAAATGGCTAGAGATGCATTGAAGAATAATAAAAAGATTTTAATTCTGGATGACATCAATAGAGGCGGAGATGCAATGGAATGGATTCAAAACGATTGGCAAGATGCAGTTGGTATGATGGGAGACTATAAATCAGAGTCGTGGCATAGTAATGTTAGATTTGCTTCATTGATTGATAATCCTAATTCTAAAGTTCCTATGGACTATTGTAATGAAGAAGTTGACTTAGATGAGGAAAATATCTGGGTGGAGTTTCCGTGGGAGAGTTAATAAGACGAAATCCTAAAAGAACACAAGAAAGGCTTTTAAAACTTCGTAAGATTGTAGGACCAGAAAAGAATCCTAAAAGACGATTTGTAGCAGAATTTGAAAATGAAGAATATTTAAAATGGACTTGTGTTTCTTGTAAGGGTGTAGATTATGGAGAAACTCACTTAATTAAAGGTGCAGGCAGACTAGGAGAATTAGTAGATTGGTGCGATGATAATTGTAATAAGTTATATGTTTTAGGTATGAACGATATAATATTTTTTGAAGATGAAAATGATGCGGCAATGTTTACTTTGGTATGGAAATGAATATAGTAAAAACTGATATTGATATTGATGTAGTTGATAGAGAATCTCTGTTAACACACTTCAAACATATTCCAGCAATTATCAAAAAGAAAGATGATACGTATGATAAACATAATAGTGGAGTATATCTTCAGCCTATTCCGTTTGACCAGTTAACTGGTTTTTCATCAATTGATTATAAAGAAGCAGAAGACAGAGGATATTTCAAGTTAGATTTTCTAAACAATTCTTTATATGAAGGTGTACGAGATGAAGAACATTTAGATAAATTGACAAACCAAGAACCTATATGGGACTTATTGCAACACGAAGATGTAGTTAAAAATCTAGCACACGTTCATGCTCATATTGGAGTGTTAAGAGTATTAAAACCTCAGAGTATTATAGAACTTGCAGAAGTTCTAGCAATCATTAGACCAGCAAAAAGACCTCTCTTAAACGAGAGTAAAGAAAGAATTAAAAAAGAAGTTTGGATGAAACCAACAGATGGTTCATATTATTTTAAGAAAGCACATGCGATTGCATATGCAGTAAGTATCGTGGTACAACTTAATCTATTTTGCGAACAAGTTGAACAGAACGCCGTTTAATTCTCTTTTGAATAATATTCGTTAAACTGGTTTCAGGACCCCATAGAATTTCAGTATCTTTAGTATTCATATTTAGAATAACTTTATTAAATGGTTCTATTTGAGACCTAAGAAACAGATTTATAGGAATCAATCTATTTGATTCCCACCACCATTGTTCGCCAAGTTCTATGAAATGTTTTCTGGCTTCAGCATTATCAATCTGCTCAAAGTTGTACATTGATGTAATTATACTATCACTGTTGATAATGATTCCAAGATATTCTGTATATTCTTTTTTATTGCCATATTTGACACATGAAAAGAATGGATAGTTATCTTGTAGCCACTGTATTTTGTCTTCGTCTATCATAAAAGATATTTATCTATCCTAGAAAACCTCTGGAAGATAAATACATATATGATAAACTTTAACTTATACCAATACGAACGAGATATAGAAGTTGTTGTACAGGACGGAGACAACAACTCAACTATGACTCAATACCTGGGGAATATGCCAATGTACGATACTACACACAAACTACATAAGGGTATCGATAATACTCTTAGATTTAAATTTAGGGATACAGATAGAAAATCTGTAGACCTTACTGGAAAAACTGTTATATGGAAAATGTACGACCGAAGTTCAAGGGAAAATGTACTTTTCAAATACTTAACTATTACGAACGCAACAAAAGGAATGGGGACATTATCAATCCCGACTTCTGATACAATCCTACTCCCAGAGGGATTCTATCAATTTGCTATGTATACAGTAGAGAATGGTGTAGAGCAAATCATTTATACAGATACAAATGACAATGCCCATGGTGTACTTGAAGTATTAGATGACGTTTATCCAGAGTTTTCAGACTCGCAATCAACAACAACATTCTTTGATAATGGTACAAGAAAGATATCAACTGTGTTCGATGGCGCAGGAGATACTATTAAATCAAAATCTATTCATACATTTGCTGTTTACTATACAGGATTTACAGGAGTTCTGAAGATAGAGGGCGATTTGAGTGAACAAGCAAGTTCATCAGATGACGATTGGTTTGATTTAACTCCAAGACTTATGTATGACCCAAATATTACAATTAATAATGAAACGGGTGTTCAAGGATATGTTATCCAAGCAAATGTTAACTGGCTTAGGGTTTCATATTTAAATACAGCAACTGGAACAGTAGATAAGATATTGGTTAGAAACTAAGCAAAACCACTTGACTTTTGGTGTCCAATGTTGTATTATAACAACTATGGAACTACAACAAACTGTTTATCAATTCATTCCCGGTAAGACAAGACAAAGTTCAGGCGGTTGGCTGAGTTTTAATTGTCCGTGCTGTATTGACCAAGGAGAATCTCGTGCTGATACGAGAATGAGAGGTGGATTAAAGAATGAGGGTGATTTAGTATCATATCATTGTTTTAATTGTGGAATTACAGCATCTCATAGAAAAGGTCACGTTATCAACAAGAATTTCGTCAAGTTTATGAGGTTACTTGGTGTTCCTGAGAGTGAGATAAAAAGATTGCAGATTGAAAGTATAAGAGAAAAAGAACTATCAGAGGGACCATGGGTGTTTACATCAAAGACACAGACAACAAGAATTCCATCATTTGCTGATATGAAATTGCCAGATAATTCAGAGTTACTTGAAGATGTAATAAATAAAGATAACCCACCCGAAGGTGCCATTATGGCGGCGAAATATCTTATTGACAGAGAAGTTTATGATTTTGTTGATACATATTGGAGTAGTTCATTTGGGTTTAAGAATCGTGTCATATTTCCTTTTACACAAGGAGACAGAATTGTTGGTTATACAGGAAGAGATTATACAGACAAATCAGAATCCAAATATATGACAAAGCAACCAAAGAATTTTTTATATAATTCTGATAAGATAAAAGAAGATAAAGAATATCTAATTGTAGTTGAAGGAACAATAGATGCGGCAGTCTTAGACTGTGTTGCAATAATGAGTAACGAAGCATCACAAAATCAAATTGATTATATTAATCAGTTTAAAGGGGAAGTTATCGTCTGTCCCGACAGAGATAACGCTGGTAAGAAGTTGATACATCAAGCACAAGAAAATGGTTGGAGCGTATCATTTCCAATCTGGGAAGAACATATTAAAGATGCGGCAGATTCAGTGAAAGAATATGGAAAGTTATATACATTAAAATCAATCATTGATGGTCGTATAAGTAACAGTACAAAAATAAGTGTTAAGACGAAAATAATGTGAGTTTATTAGTGGGTGAGCCAACCGACCACTTAAAAATAGCGGAGGACAATATTGACAGGAGGGACTCATAACGACCTGTTTACAATAAAAAGCGTAGGAGCAAAATGAAGTTAATTAATAACAAGAATGTTAGAGAGAACGTGATACCAGAACCTAAAAAACAACCAGAGATGCCACCACCACCACCGATGCCATCTCCCCCTCAACCACCAAAACAGCCTGGTGAATTCTTAAGGGAAAATGGTGTGTTACATATGGACAAAGAATTTAACCAAGACAACTGTATGCCATTAGTCAAAATGATAATGGAATATAATCTAATGCCAACAGATAAAGCACCAGAGATTATTCACTTGTATATTAACTCTCCTGGTGGATATGTAGATAGTTGTATGCATCTTATTGATGTTATTAAACAATCTCGTATTCCAGTTTACACATACGGAATGGGTTCAATTGCATCTTGTGGTGTTATGCTTATGATGTCTGGTGTAAAAGGACATAGATATCTGACACAGAATACAGCAGTTATGTCACACGAATTTAGTGGTGGAACAAAAGGTCAGTATCATGATATGCTAGATGCTCATTCTCATATGGAATGGACTAATAAGAAATTGCTTGAACATTATATAAAATGTACTGGAAAGAAAGAACCATACATTCGTAAGCATTTACTAGCACCAAAAACAGACCATTGGCTGACTCCCGAAGAAGCAGTTAAGCATGGGATTGCAGATAAAGTAGTTGAAACATATTGACAAAGTACTTAAAATTTTGTATAATAATATAAACACTCAGAGGATATAAATGTCAGAAGTCAAAAACTATTCACCAGACTTGCAGAAATTGTTCGTTCAATTTATGCTAACTGACCCTCAGTTATTTACTAGAGTGATGGGTATTATTGATAATAGACATTTTGATAGACCAACCCGTGATATTGTTGGTTATCTAATCAACTATAGTGAAGAATATTCAACTATGCCAACTGTTGAACAGATTAAAGCAGAAACTGGCCAAGAGATAGAATTACTAGAAGACATAGCAAAGCATAGTGATTGGTTTGTTGATGAGTTTGAAACATTCTGTAGACACAAAGCAATTGAACGAGCAATCGTTAATAGTGCTGATTTACTTGAAGAAGGTAAATATGGTGAAGTAGAAACAACAATCAAAGAAGCAGTTCAGATTGGATTAGCAAGGTCTTTAGGTACTGATTATTTCCATGACCCTAGAAAAAGACTTGAAATTCTAAAAGACAACAACGGTCAAATCACTACAGGTTGGAAAGACTTAGATGATAAACTTTATGGTGGTATTAATCGAGGCGAAGTAACTATCTTTGCTGGTGGTTCTGGTTCAGGTAAATCTTTGTTTATGCAGAATATGTCATTGAACTGGGCAGAAGCCGGCATGAATGTTGTCTATCTTACATTAGAATTGTCAGAAGAATTATCAGCAATGCGTATCGATGCGATGGCAACTGATAAAAGCACTAGACGTATCTTTAAAGAACTAGATGACGTTGAGTTGAAAGTTAAGACGATTGGTAAAAAAGCAGGAATGCTTAGAATTAAGTATATGTCTTCAGGTTCAACAATCAATGATGTCCGTGCTTATCTAAAAGAACTTCAAATCGTTACAGGAAAAAATGTAGATTGTATTTGTATTGACTACTTAGACTTATTGATGCCTGCAACTAAGAAAGTTAATCCAGGTGATTTGTTTATCAAAGACAAGTACGTCACAGAAGAAATTCGTAACTTTGCAATGGAAACTGAAACAGTTGTAGTGACTGCTTCACAGTTAAATCGTTCAGCAGTAGAAGAAATTGAGTTTGACCACTCTCATATTGCTGGTGGTATCTCTAAAATTCAAACTGCTGATAATGTTATTGGTATCTTTACAAGCAATGCAATGAGAGAACGTGGTCAATATCAACTCCAACTACTAAAAACAAGAAGTTCAAGTGGTGTTGGTTCTAAAATAAATCTAGTATTTGACAGAGATAGTCTTAGAATTAGTGATTCAGACTTGGAAGATGATGATTTAGCAGTAGGAACACAAGATGTATCAAAGGTAACAGACATATTAAAAAGAAAAACAACAGTATCTAACGATTCTGATGATACTGATTCTGCTATTCCACCAGAAAAAAACCAATCTGCAATGAATCTTCGTGCGATGGTAAAGTCTAAAAAGTCCACTCCATTCGATGATAATTGATAAATAGTGATAGGAGAATTATTTTATGACTAAGAAACCACGTAGAAGTTTATTTGAAGAATTAAATTCAATGGCAATTTCTAAAAATGAGCCAGAGAGATTCGTTGAGCAAAAAGGCGAACATATAATTTCTGGCGCAATTAATTTGATTGAATTCATTAATCGTGAGTTCGATGATGCTGTTGCTGTGGATTTAACCAAGCGTCTTGTTAATAGCATTCGTACTGGTGACATGAGAAAATTCAAACGAGGAATAACTCATGCAAAACGAAAAAACTAGTATTCAACAGCAAATCGATGAACTAAAGGTTCTCGCTGGCATTTATAAGCCATATCAACCTGAAGAGACTCAGCAAGAGAATATTTCTTATACAGGAACTGAAAAGTCCAAGTATCAAAAGAAACATAAAATCGAACCAGGAACACAAGAATGGTTTAAGTTATGGTTTGCACGTCCTAGAATGACTGGCGAATCACCATACGGCAAGGAATAATATGAAGGTTAGAGATATATTAGGCGCAGGCTTGGAAAGAAGATTTAGAGGTCCAAGAAAGCCTCGTAATAAGCAAGTTGGTTTTCATCAGAAGATGAAGAAACTTCTGGATAAAGCCCTTAAAGAAGAGGGTGCAAGAATTCAGCATTTAGAAGACCTAATTATATGGGATGGTTCAGTCGGCGGCCAAAAAGCAATCGCTAAACTACATCAAGTAGAAACTTCTCCAAAATCAATCAGTATTAAATGGGATGGTTCACCAGCCGTTATCTTTGGTCGTAATGAGAATGGTGAATTTGTTCTTACAGACAAAAGTGGATTTGGTGCTAAAGGTTATAATGGCAGAGTAACAAGTGGTGATGACTTAGAGCAAATGTTTTTAAACAGAGCAAAAGGTGAGATTGAAGATAGTAGACGTGAGTTTGCATCAAAGATGAAAAGTATTTGGAATACAGTAGAAAGTGTTATACCTAAAGATTTCAGAGGATACTTACACGGCGACTTGCTATGGTTCTCGACTCCACAATCAAAAGATGGCAGACTTATATTTAAACCAAATGTAACTACATATTCAGTAGATGCTAAAAGTGATATTGGTCAAAAGATAATTAATTATGATGTCGGTATTGTAGTGCATGTAGTAATGGACTTAGAGGGTAATAAAAGCAATGTAGATATGGGTAAACTTCAAGCAGGCAAAACATGGATTATGCCTCCAGTGTATGTTACTAAATCTCCAGGTGTTGACTTACCAGAAGTAGACAGATTAGAAAGTTACCTAAAATCAAATGCCAATGCAATTGATAAATTATTGGCAGTGCCAGCCGAATTAAAAATGGCAGACTTTGGTAATATTCTTTACACTTATATTAATAATAGTGTGAAAGCAGGCAACCTAGATAAACTAGGAAAGAATTTCAGTGAATGGGTAGAAACATCAAAACTAAGTGGACCTAAGAAAGAACGAGTAGTTCAATGGGTTCAACAAAATAGTGATGGCTTTGAGGCAATTTTCCAATTCATTAATGGTGTTATGACCACAAAGAACAAAATTATTAAAACGTTAGATTCTCAACCAGCAGATATAGAAGCCAGTACAAATGGCCAAAAAGGTGGAGAAGGCTACGTGATAGACAAGGATGTGAAACTGGTTAATAGAGCAGGATTCACAGCGGCAAACATGAGGCAAGAGAGATAATTTTTTAACTACTAATAATAAGACCATGGGAAAAAGAAGTGTACCACACGTAAAAACACCAAAAAGAGGACAGAAAGCAAGTAAAAAGAATATGTCACATTCAACATTTGTAGTAAAGAGACATCCAAACAGCAAACGAGTTACAAGCGGTGCAATAACATAAGATAAATACAATAAAGGAAGAAATGATGTATAGCAAAGAGTGTAAATTACATTTAGAACAAGTAAATATGACTCGATGGCAACATTTCAGGCATGCGATAGGTATATCTATGCGTTTGTTTATAGGTTCAATTGCAGTATTAATACATGCATTTGCTCCAAGATGGTTAAAATCTACAGCGACAGATACTTGCGTTGCTATAGCAAAAGAGAACGGAAAATGGAAGACTTAAAACTTGTAAATACTTTATCTGAAAGCAGATTATTCAGAACAAAAAAGATGGCTGGCGATGTCAATATAGATGATGCCGCTGAGTTAGTTTTTGTTCACTTTCTTATATTGAATATATTTAACAAAGATTATGATTTCGCCCCTCTGGCAGGTGATATAGCATCTCGTACTATGGTTTATAGAAACTTTGATTACTTCAGAACTAATGGTACAGATATGTATATGGCTCTTAATCGTCTAATGGGCAAAGATAACGATATCGGTGATAGTAAGAAAGATGAGATAGCAAGAAGTAGACTTTCGTTACAGAAAGCAGATATTTTGAGATTTCTACTTCATTATTCTAATAATAGAAGTGATGCATCATTTGAGCAAAGATATCTATTAAGATATCAAAGAAATCTTAACGTACAAGATGGTATGTTAAAGTCTGCTCGTAGACTAGTAGGCGATTGGGATAATTTAAGTCAAAATCAAAAAGCACTAGTTGTTACAAGATTAGTTCAGTATATGCGTAGAAAAGCAAGACTAGCCGAAATAATGCCCGCACTTTTAAAATTACAGAAACGTGGCAACTATATTCATAAAGATAGTAGGTCTGCAAAACAAACTATCAAAAAAATATGGGATGAACCAATAGTTAAAGCCGCGACGGCTGGTGCCGCAATAATTGGTGCCAGAAAAGTAGGTAAAGCCTTAGGCAATAAATGGGGCCAAACAACCTACGTCACAGACAGAAATTACAAGAAAAAACGATAATTTCGTTATCTAACGTCTTAATTACCCTCATAATATGATAAATAAGAGTGTAGGGTACTAAAACCCTAACAGATAAAGCGAAGAGATACTATCTCTGAGTTTAAATTAATAACATTTCTTAAGGAGAAATAACATGGCAGATTCAAATACACTAGGTACTCAAGGTAACGGTCTAGGTTCAAAAACTACAATCGTTAAACTAGCACTTACAAACATGACAGCGGCTAACTTAGGCACTATCTATGCGGCAATGGGCGCATTAGGTCACACAGTTGCTGGTTCAGGTACAGCAGACGGTTCAGCATTCGTGGCTGGTACAACTGACGTATTATTCATCGCTCTACAAGGCGCTGACTATACAGCAGACGCTTCAGACGCCCACGGCGTTACTGGTGCGGTTACTACTATCGAAGCAGTAATTGGCTAATACCTAAACTTTTAATTAAGTGAAAAGCCCTCTTTATGAGGGCTTTTTTTATCTATAAACATAATATTTCCCCTCTTTTTCATAAATAGATATGTAAGTGATAAAGAAAAACACTTACGATACTTGAGATATCTTCCGAGTATTCAAATGCATGAGACTCTTCCGTGCAGTGCCTTGAGAATCCTTCCGAGGTATAAAAAATAGAAAAACTAAAATATAAAAAATAACATTTTTATGTTTGTTATTCCGTGTATGGTATATGGAATAATTATTTAAATGGCTAATTATAGGAGATAATAATGGCTGATATAAAAAACTTTGGTATTCGCGGAATCGGTGCTGACGTTCAATTTGGTAAGTCGGGTGGCCGAGTCGTATATGATTCAGGTAACTCACTTTTCAAAGTAACGACAGACGGTTCAACGTTGGGCAACATGAATGTTGCGGCTCCAACTGCGGATAACCATGCGGCAAACAAGAGTTATGTTGACTCAGTTGCTTCAGGATTGGATGTTAAAGATTCAGTTCGTGCGGCTTCTACAGGTAACGTAACTATAAGTGGTCCTGGCGCTTCTATTGATGGTGTTTCACTATCAGCAGATGACAGAGTACTACTAAAGGACCAGTCTTCTGGTTCAGAAAACGGTATCTACGTATGGAATGGTGCGGCGTCGGCAATGACACGTGCTACTGATATGGATGGTGCCGCTGAGTTTGTTGGTTCTTTTTTCTTTGTTGAAGAAGGTACTGTAAACTCAGACCAAGGCTTTGTATGTTCTACTGACGGTGCAATCACTGTTGGTTCAACTTCAATTGCTTTCACACAATTCACTGGTACAGGTCAGTTAACAGCAGGTAATGGTTTATCTAAATCTGCTAATACGTTTAATGTTAACGTTGACGATACGTATGTGAAAATTAATGGTTCAGACCAATTAACTGTTAAAGGTACTACAACTAACGGTGAAGTACTTCGCTCAGACGGTTCAGGTGGCGTTGCCTATGGCGCGGTTAACTTGACATCTTCAAGTGCAGTTACTGGTGCATTACCATTAACAAACGGTGGTTTAGGTGTTGATGCATCTGATTCATCTGGTAAAACTACTGCTCGTTCAAACTTAGGTTTGGGCTCAATGGCAACTCAAGCGGCTAACTCAGTAGCGATTACTGGTGGTACAATTGATGTTTCTGGTGGTACTTTAACTCTAGCAAACGACCAAATCTCTGGTGATAAAGTTTCTGGTGGTACAATTGATAATGCTAACCTTTCTGGTGGCACTAGCAAGACTATCTCTGGTTATGATATTACTTTAGGTGCTGGTAAAACACTAGACGTTGATGGTGCAGTTGATATTGACGCTTCATCTGGTAATATGGATGGCGTGACTATCGGTGCAACTACAAGTGCGGCAGGTACGTTTACATCTATGACTGCTGATTCAGTTGATATTAATGGTGGTGCTA